CTCCTATTGTAATAAATTTTAATACTTGTCCTAGTCCGTAAACTGGTGCCTGCTCTTGCTCTGATCCTGGTATAAAGTATTTGTAATATAATTCATAAATTTGTTGATCTGATACGTATGGCTTATAGTAAACTGTGAAGTCATCCCCTTTTGATTTAACTAAGTAATCCTGCCCATATTTTAATCCTGCTTTTTCATTCACATATATATTGTATAATGCCATCCTCATTGTATTACATAATGTTGTGTCGCAATCTCCTGAAAATACTGATCCAAGTATTGTGTATCTAAATAATCTCTTCTTCTTTCCATTTTCCATATACATGACATCCATTGTTTTTGTTAATGCTTGACTAATATCCATAAACTGCTGCTTTGATACGTGATATACTGCATTTGCTACTTTTCTATAAAGGTATCTATCTACTCCTTTTAATGCTACATCCTGAGTATTGTCAAAAGCTGACCCATCTCCTTCTACTACTTTTGTAAATCCCTGGCTAAATATCTCATTGTTCATGTCTGACATTTCTTGATTATTTTTATTGCCGCAATATCCTGGAAAATGCTCTGCCATTATTTCTTCTAATTTCCATGTTATTGGTCCCATTGTTACTTTAGTTTTTATTGGAATTGAACATACCATACGTGATTTTCCATCTACTGGTTGTATTTCTTGTTTACATATTCCTGAATATATTGTTGAGTTTAATGTCTTTAGTTGTTGTGTTGTATATTTGTCTGGATTTTCTATTGCATCAAAATATTCATCTATATCTCTTTGTTTCTGTGAATTGTTGTGCTGATACCATTGTTGGAATGAATATTCAAAGTGATTTAATTTCTCGGTTAATTCTGGTGATTTTAAATGATCGGGGCAGGTTCCATCTAATATTGATTCAGCAAATTTTACGAAATCTCTTGCTACTTCTGGTGTCGGTTTTGGTGCTCTTTTCATTTGTCGTTTTGCTGCTGCAAATATTGAGTGTACACAATGATTGTACATCATAGCTTCTTCATATGTGCTTGGATCTTGTTTTGCTAAAATTTTCTCAAATGCTAGTCGTCTTGGACAGTACCCGTTTATATCTCTCACTTTTACATAATCCAACCAATTTTTATTTTCTTTTATTATTTGTTGCTGATGATGGTACATTATGTTGTTCTTTAATTGCTGCATTTGTTTGTCTAAACATGATATTTTTAATAAATCGTAGTTTATATAGTCTATATCAGGGTGTTTTTCTCCTTCTGCATAAAGTGGTTGTGATGCGTGCTTTTCTATATTTGGCCCTAAACAAATTGCTTCGTACAAGTGGGCTGCTTGTACGTAATCATTATATGCTACTATGGGGCTTATTGAAAATGGCCTACCTTTTCTTGGTAGGCAGATGTTTTGTCGCTGAATATCCAGTCATTCATTATTTTTACTTTTAAGTATTGGAATAATTTACCAGAAATAAAACTTTGCCATATTGATGTTGGTATCTTACTTACTTTATCAGATTTTAAGTCATTTATCATT